CCAAAAACAGATGTTAGAGTTGGTGATTTATATGTTGATGGAGATATATATTATCATGGAGTAATAGCACCAGGAATAACAGGTCCTACAGGTCCTGCTGGTGTTACTGGACCTACAGGAAGTGGTTCGGGTTTAGATACATTAACACAACTTGGAGGATCTGCAGAAGTAGGAGTAGGCATAACTGGAACAGAATTGGTTTTAAGAACATTAAGAGCAGGAACGGCTATGTCAGTAGTTGAGTTGGCAGATACAGTAGATTTCGTAAATATAGCCATACAATCAACTAACAATACTCAGATATTTAATTATGGACAATCAAGATCGTTTAGTTTAACGCCTAGTTATACTAGTAGTGGTGCAATAACATCTAATGCCATAGTTCCGGTAGAAGATTCTGCTGGAATACTTACACAGACATCGCTTACTAATGTAGACTATGTACCAGGAGCAAGACAAAAAGATCCTGTGTATGCTATGTTTACTACAACGGCTACAGGAGGAATAACATCAAATTCTATACTTAAATTCTACCCTAACACGGAAGCTGCATATGATACTACAGCAGACTACCTTCTTGGATGTGATACAGGAGCTGGAAGGATATGGCAGATTAATATGAGTACATTGTCTGAACAATTTATGGAAGATTATGATGCTATACCATTACCACTGGTTAACGTTCGCTTCATAGCAATGGATATAGCAGATAATATACTTCTGTATAACTTAATAGCGGATCCTTGGATAAGATACTATGATTTTTCTACTGGTAACACACAAAAGTTCATTGACACTACTACTATTCCTAGTTTCGGAGCTGATGTTAATGGTATGTGTTTCAATAATGAGACTAATGTTCTTTACTTCGTAGATAGTAATACTGTTGTATACATGGTACCTTTTACGCCTTTTGATCGTAACTTAACGCCTAACCCCCCTTATGGGCTTATTACTAAATACAATATGAGCATAGCCCTTAGCATCCCTACTGGGTTCACTGTTCAAGATGGTACTAATGTGCCCTTTTTTGTTTTTACACAAGGTGCAGGATCGCTTTTAGCACAGACTAACCCTATCGGATCATTAGGTGTTGGTGGTGTTATAGTAGATTCTAATACAGTTGAAGGTGGTTTTGTTAATTACTCGCTTTGTTTTGGTGCTAGTGGTAGATTATATCTTAATAGTCTAGCTACTAACACTATGTATCGTTTTGACTATAGTTCATCAGTTTCCAGTGTACCCAGTGTACATTTTGCACCTACTGTAAATACTTATTCGTGCTTAACTCGTTCTCCATACGGTATCAAAGCTGCATAAAAGACCTGTTAAAATATTTATAAAATAATCTTGGGTTTTAAAAATGTCTAGCCAGTTGACCAATATAAGTTATAACAAGAGTTTTGCTCCTAAAACTAACATAAGAGTAAACGATATTTATATAGATGGACAAATTATACCGCCAATAGAGTCAGGGCCAACAGGACCAACAGGACCAACAGGGTCGGGAGGTACAAAAAAAATGTTTATTCCATACACTACACTAGGAACTGTTAGCGTAAATACATATAATAATGGTAATAGTTCATTATATTCTATAGCAGCAAATGGTGGTGTAGCCTCATCATCATGGTCTAATGCCCCAGGACCACAACCTTACACTGAAGTTACTCCATCATCTTATAGCACTCCATATGAAGTAACTTTGACAGATATGGTGTTGTGTTTATTGACTCCGTCTACTCCATTTACGGTTCCAGTAGATGAAACTTTGACAGTATATGCATCCATATATACAGGTGTTCAACCTAATACAACATCTATGGTACAAATATGGAATGATGTAGTACAAACATGGAGTTCTACTACTATAGCAGCATCTACTGTTATAAATTACAACAATACATTTGTACCAGGTGTTATAAACGTTACTGCTGGATCTAAGATATCTTTAGTATTCTATGCTACTAGAACATCTGTAGGTGGTACTACTAGTACTTCACAGTTTAGTCTTAGAGTAACAGCAGGATTGGGATGGGAAATTGTATAAAGTCTATGAACTAAAAAAATTATTGTTTTTATCAGTATTATAAATGTATTCTCAATTAACAAACATAAATTACAACAAGAATATGAAACCTGCAACATCTGCTAGAGTTGGGGATTTAATAGTTGATGGTGAATTTAATTTAGGTGGTAGAGATCAAAGCCAGATACCTACTGTAGTTGTACCAACCGGACAACTGATAGGAAGGCCTGTAATGATTGTAGATAGAGTATTTACAGTAAATGGAGTAGCAACTTTAGACTACACAGCAGCAGGATTGACTGGTTCTTTTGTTCCAAGAGTGTATGTGTCTGTTGTAGATCCAGTATTAGTTCCAGCTAACAATGCTTGTTGGGCGATTGTTACTTCAAGAAGTGCTACGCAAGCTATTGCTTCTATATATAGAGTACAAGCTGGTGCTATGGAGTTGTACAATGTATCTGGTGTAGAAGTTTCATTTTTGGTGGTTGGATCTGAAGCATAAAAATCTAGTCATGTAATAATTTTAACATATCTTTTCAGAAGATATTTTATAACAAAATCGTTCACTCACCTCACTTACGCCACTAAAAAAAAAATGAAATAAAAAAGCATAAACAAACGATTAAGATATGTAAATAAATGACAACAACAACAAGAAAAAATATAACAGAAATACGAGTACCAAAGGTAGCAATACCTGTAGTTAAAAATATTGAGACTAGAAGAGAATGGTTCAATAGAAAATTCAGTAACAATATATATGGAACGAGACTATGCGAAAAGACAGGATTTATGTATGGAGAATGTAAGTCGCTTAAACAACAATTGGGTACAAAGATAGAGAATATATTTAATGTTAATGAGATTTACAATGGAAACGTAGATTGTTCTGTGGTTAGATGTATGAAGAAAAAAGAAGTTGAGAATATAATAGAATTAGCTACAAGATCCTATAATATGATTAACTACATAAACGAAAATATGACAATATATGGAGATAGACCTGGAATGTATTTACTGTCATACATAGCTAAAATGACTGATAGTTTTAAAATAGGAGAACATAATTCTATAGTATATCATGATGGACCTAAAGGTGGAGAATGGTATTATTATGATAAGAGAGATGCTTTGTGGCATATAGATAGCAAAGAGACTGCACATGCTACTATAAGGAATAGATTGGTGATGGCTACACAAAGTATACTAAGGGTAGTAACAGGATATGTTGATAAATTATTACAAGTAATCAATATGGTTATAGATTTCGAGACTAAAGAACATGAAGAAATAGAAGAAATCGTTCGTTCGCTAGAAAAAGAAGAAAAGAAGACTAAACCATCACAAGAAAATATAAGTAATTATAATAATAGATTAGCTAATCTCAGATGTAACCTAAAATTGGGTGATGATTTGTATTCACATGCAAAATCCTTAGTTAAACAATTGGTTGAAGTAAAGAAAAATCATCTTAAGATTAGAAAGGAATATGCATCTACATCTTCGAAGAATTTAGAGATGACAGGACTATCAGTATATTTAAACGATCCAGAATTTGCTAAGAAGTTGTGGGATATAAATAATGGCTGTTTGGCGATTAAAGGAAATATGGTAGTTGAATATAAATTAAAGAGCGAAGGAGCTAGGAACCCAGGAGTAATTATAAGACCAAGAACGTTAACTGATTATTGTATATGGGAAATGCCAGTTAGATACCCTATAGACAGTGGTAGAGAAGATGATAAATTTTTTATGACTAAAGATGGAGTGAGAGTAGTAAGGAATGATCTTAAATGGATAGAAATGGTAGAAAAGTTTATGTGGTCTCCAGACGAAAACGAACACAAAGTAAAGATAGATTATTTCACAGATACTATTGCACTCTCGTTTATGGGTAAGAACTTAGCCACACAGGCATGTGTATTGACTGGAAATGGAAGGAATGGTAAATCTGCAATAATGCGAGTACTTGGTAAGTTAGGCGGAAGATATTATGTTAACATTCCATATACTATTCTATCTGATAAAAAGGGTTCGACTAACTTTGATATCATAGGACTAAAAGGGGCTAGATTAGCTCATATAGATGAAATGGGAAAGGCTGAAGAAACAATATCGTCATCAACATTAAAGAGATTAGTCCAAGACGATGGTACAATAACGTGCAGGGGATTATTTAAGGATAATGAGACATTCGCTATTTTTGCTACTCTGATTATTGCATGTAATAAATTTCCACAATTAGATGAAACAGACACTGAAGGATCTATTAGAAGGATAGGGGGGGCTGATTGTATGAGTGTATTTGGTAGTGTAAATGAACCACGAGAAGGTAAATTTTTAGCAGATACTACTTTGCAAGGCAAGTTGGGAGATGAATTCTTACAAGAAGTGTTAGTATGGTTAGTAGCTGCTATGCAAAGATTATGTGAATTACCACGTATTGTTATTAAAAATACTGGTACTAAATTACAAAGTGAGTTAAAAGCATCTAAGAATAATACTGCGATGGGAATACAAGAATTTGTAAATGAATGCTTAGAGATGGGTTCAGATTCAGAAGGCGAACCTAATATTAGCAACAAAGATTTATTGAAATTATTCGATACATACTGTATCAAAAAAGGTGTCGAAGATAGTTTTGGGTTATATAAGAATCACACTGGTGGTGGAAATGGTGCAAAGACAACAGCTCTTAAGAAATACATACTGGATAATTGTAAAATAGATGGTCAAACGATACCTAGATGGACTGGTTGCAAGAAAGGATTTACTTCTGCGGGACAATATGCATTCTACATGGTTAAAGCAAAACCAAATAGGGAATTAGAAGCTATGAGAAATGGAAATGAGTTGATATATAGCTTGCAACAAAATAGATGTGGTGAAAACCTTAAAAGATTCATAAATTATATTTGTGGTGTATCTGATGAACATACAGATGGAATATTGATGAAAATGATAGAAACTAGAGGTGGAATAAATAACTTCTTGAGCGTCCCTATTGCAGAGATTAAGCCTGTATCTACAACTGTTAGACTACGAAAATAGTCAGACTTACCTTAACCATTTAAAATGCACGAGTGCTAGCTTTTAGCAAAGCAAATATTTTTTGATATTTTTATGAGCATCAGCTCTTTCTTCAACTGGAATAGATTTCCAAATTGGACCAATGTACTTGGTAAATTCTCCTAAGGAGTTAATACCCTTAACTTCTTTATATATTGGATATGCTTTTTTCCTAAACAAAGAATATGGTACCATACCTTCAGAACAATAACCCCTACCATCTGAAATAACAGTTTTTTTACGTTTTTTAGGTTTTTCTGCTTGTTTCTTTGGTTGATCATTTACACTATCTTCAGCGACTGCACTCGTGCTAGCTTTTAGCACTTCTAATGGGGCTTTGCTAGAGGCTAGCACTTGTGCAGCACATGGACTTTCAACTTTTGGTTCTATATCTTGTTGTTCTACCTTTTGTGCCAATGGTTCGTGTATTATACTCGCACTACATTCTTTACATTCTTTTTCTCCTAAAACATCAGGAATTACTCCATCGTGTAAATTGAGAGACTTGGCTTTTGCTGTTTGTCTTTTACCAGAGGTAACTGTTCTTCTAAATCTAGAATTAACTCCGACTCGTTTAGCTGATTTGATTCCTGACAGCTTGTATGAGCGTGCTTTTGGTTGAACGTCAGTTTCTTGAATGCTATTATTCATTTAACAATCGTGAGTTATTTATTTTTATTTTTTTTCTATTCTGTCAATAATTAACATTATGCAAATAAAATATAAAAAAAAAAAAAAGAAAAAGTTATAAATAATTAACGCAACAATAACAAAAGATAAATGGTCGAACTGTACTAATTATAATAGCTAGTACAGTGGGTGGGTCAGGGTGGGTAATCCCATTTATCTATTCTCTCATTATTTCACTCGTGCTAGCTTTTAGCATTTCCTGGATCTCATTGCACTCGTGCTAGCTTTTAGCATTTCATTATTTCATTGCACTCGTGCTAGCTTTTAGCATTTCATTATTTCTCATTTCGAACAAGGCATCCTTATGGTTGCTACTCATTTTTTTTGCATTTTTGGTATATTTTTTTTGGTGTTGTTGTTGTGTCCCATCTATCATTGCACTCGTGCTAGCTTTTAGCTAATATAACTGGTCTAATTTATCAGTTATAAACTTTTTTTTTTCAAAATATAAAATATATGGCATCCACTATTACTACTAAAAAATATGTGGTTAGACAAGTCCGCAATCCTGATAAAGGTGTTGGCGGTGTCAAGAATGTTAATTATGCTGCTTATACCCCAAGTGGTAGTTTAATTAGTTACGATAAAAAGCCTATAACCGGTGATACTGTAAATGAAGTAATTACCAAAGCCAAAGATGCTCGTGACATTAACTTTGAATTATACAGAGTCGAAGTACCAGCATATAGTAAATACATAACGCTACCAGCTGATTTAAAAAATAAATATTCTATTAGGACGGGTGTTAGGGGATATATTAAAAGATTGAATGAATCTTCAAATCCTGCCTTACATTATTCAGGACCAGTAGGTAGCTATATAATGGGAGATGATAAAAATTATGCTATGGATACAGCACTTAAAAATTTAAATGCTAAATATCTTGCAGCAGTAGGACTATCCGGTAACCCCCTAGCTTCAGATTTGTTATATCAAGCCGAAATTAGAGACGAGATAAACAGATTACAAACTCCACTAGTAAAGGGTGCTAAAAATAGAGGTCAACGTGTAAGGAATTGGTTGGAATCTGACGCCGATAAAAAAAGAATAATGTCTACCTATATAAGACAAAAAAAATCAAAATCTACCAGAAAAAAAAAAGTAGCTCCTGATTCCAAAGCATTTGATAAAGACGATGTTGTTATGGAATATGAACCACCAAAGAGGATCATATCTGCACCAAGGAAAAAACCTATCCCTAATCCAGAAAAGAAAAGAATCATATCTACGCCAAGAAAAGAACCAATTCCAAATCCAGACAAAAAGAGCGACTCTGAGGAACCTAAAAAGAATGTTATATCTGCTCCAAAACGTTGGGGTCCTAGAACTATAGCAGTCAAAAAATAACTTATTTCCTATACTGCACTCGTGCTAGCTTTTAGCAGTGGCGTAGGTGAAGTAGGTGAGCATATGTGACTGTTTTGATTTTGCTAAAAGCTAGTACGAGTGCATGCGCAGTAAGCGCAGCAACCCAGATGGGCAACCCTCTGCTACGCTTGCCCACTTCGCTTGGGGCAACCCTCTGCTACGCTTGCCCACTTCGCTTGGGGCAGCCTTTTAGACAAAAATAGGAGCTGGATAACAAAAGAGTGGAAATTCCCATCTTGTTACTCTGCTAAATTCCAGAGCCAGATTGGTAAAAAGCGTCCACTCGCTTCACTTACGCCACTGCTAAAAGCTAGCACGAGTGCAAGAAATTTTAATTGAAAGTAAAGTATTGTTCTGGATTCTTAGCTGCTTTTATTTTATCTTCTTGTGATAATTTTTTCCACACGGAGGAGATTAGCTTATTAAAATCTGCTACATTGGGAACTTGTTTATTATCTAAGCAAAATTTATTGTATAGAGGATATGTATTTTTTCTAACTTGTGCCCATATAGCAGTGTTATTACTAGTATACATTTTATTTCCTAAAACAACAGGCTGAGTTTTTCTGTTAGGTTTATTTTTAATAGGAATAGGTTCAGAAATCGGAACATCACTTAATTCTGAATATTGTCTCCAGTCTTTTTCTGAAGGACCTTTTTCATCATCACTATCTTTTTTATTATTACTGTCTAGCACTAAATCTATTTTTTCTTTTTTACTTTTAGCTTGTACTTGATTCTGCTTAATTTGCACGCGAGGCTGTGCACTCATGCTAGCCCCTTCGGAGGACAGTACTTGCTGAGACACTGTAGATAATTCCTTAGGAATCTCTTTATATCTTGAACCAAATAATTTTTCCCAATCTTCACTTAAGTTCATAGTCATAATATTTATATAATAAAAAATTATTTATAAATAATTCTATAATCTTTTCTATATAAACTTTTTCTATACAAATTAAATTTCTTATGTAAATAACTAAGAAAAGCAGCAATTTAAATTATAAACAAATATTTCTTTAGTAAAGAAATATGTTGACTAGAACTACCAATACCTTTAAAACAGGTGAAAATGTTTCAATTAATGATGTAGTGAATGTAAGAAATCTATCTAATGCACATTTAAGTGAATATATTTATTATGAGTGCCAATTTTTGAATACTACTTCGTTCGATTTACCTGCGGTTTTTGAAGAAGTGCGTAAGCAACCATTAGTTATGAAACCTTCAGACTATAAATTTGCAGTTGTTAGAATAGAAAGTTCGCTTGCTAATTCTTGGATGTTTAGAACAGACGAAATTGTGCTAAAGGTTGGAAACTATTATGCGCCTGATAATCTTTTAGTCATCAAAACTGTAAATTTTGGTCCAGGGGTTGAATTTATTTATAATATCGATTTTGCTCTAAAAGCTTTAAACGATACCTTAGTAGACACTTTTAACGACTTAAAAGCTGCGTATAATGCAATCTATGGTCCGGGAGCGTGGGAAGCGAATATAAACCTTGCACAAAAACCTTTCGGATATAGTTACGATCATGCTTCTAGGTTGTTTGTTATTTATGCAGATCCTTTAAATGAAACTGGTTTAGCTAATGCTGTAACTTTACTTTCTATAAATAACATGAATGATTTTTTTGCTGGTAATGCATACGTTGGTTTTGCTCCATATTCTGGTGAACAAACTGCTCTAGAAGTATTTTTTGACTTGGGATTTGGATCTTCAAATTTAGTAACTCTAAACACAGGAGGTGATTTTATCGTCAATACAGCTAGTTATGATACTACTGAACTATGGTATTCTGTTAAACAGATCATTTTAGGTACTAATAAATTACCAGTTAGACTATTGGAAGTTGGTTTAACAACCGAAATCGGTAATCCTGTTAAAAGAGCTATAATAACAGATTTCAATTATACGTTGAACAATACAACTAATTCTCCAGGTTCAAGATTACAATATATAGCCGATAATTATAGATGGATTGATTTAACAGGTGATAATCCACTAACACAAATACAATTTGAACTTTTTTACAGGAATAAAGATGAAAGTTTAACTAAAGTTCTCTTAAAACCTGACGATTCTTTTTCGATTTTGTGTCTATTCGCAAAGACAGTTACTAATTAATCTAACACCATAATAGATTTATCGTTAAGAACAAAAAAAGGACTTCTATTATGCACTATTGTATATCTACATCCGCTATCTTTTCTAATCCAATTTACTAATTCCTTGCCATAATCTAAATATTTGTCACAGAAATAAGTTAGTCTTTTATGTGCACAATCTTTAAACAAGACCATATACATAATTTCAGATAAAGATTCTTGAATTAGTTTATTATTAGCGTTAATAGTGTGTCTCGACCATATTAAATTACAATTATTATGTCTACCATACTTCATGATATTACTTATTAAATCTTCAAGGAGCACTCTTATACTTTTATCTAGCGATTCAGCATCATCTATCACTACTAAGGAATTATTTAGATTAGCATTTCCAAACATATCTTTTGTGCATGTGAGTTTAGTATCTTCGTTGTAAAAGTAGTATTCTAACATTTCAGGATCCAAAAGATCTACAATAGTGCATCCATCGATTTTCATTATTCTATCGTCATCAGTTATCGATGTTATAAAATATATAGGATATTGTTCGCCATCTTTCAATTGTTTACGATATATGTTCATGTAATTAGCACAAAATGTACTTTTTCCAGCCCCTGATGGTCCACTAACAACCATGGTCATTCTTTTACCATGCTTGCCTAATCCATTACCCTTGTCAAATAGTAGAAAAATATTAGAAGTATTATCCAAAATATTTATATATTTTCCATACACGTTTTTATAATCTATCGTAGTAGGTATATCTTCACCTTCTGTAGGATCAACTAATGCTATTTTAGCACCCCCTAGTTTACCGCCTATTATCTGAAATGATGACTTTATATTAAGTTTGTGCTTTTTAGCAAATTTTGGTGATACAAACATCTTTTTAATATAAATAAAAATTATATAACAAAATATCCCTATAATGAATATAATTAGTCATAATTCTAGTAAAAAGGATATAGAAAATTATTACTTAGCAAAAAGTTTTACCGAGAGTGAATTAGCTAACAGCATAGATGGACATGTTTTTATTGTAACACCTTATAACAAAGAAAAAATAATTAAGCACGTAGTAAGTGATAAACATAAAATAACAAAAGCTCTGATATTTTATGAGACTGGGTATGATCCTATAACTAACACTAAACAAGGTCATTGGTGTTGTATGTTCTTCAGATATCCTAATATCTATTTTTTTGACAGCCTAGGATTGTTTCCAGATGACCAACTAAATAAAATACCCATGAGCTACAGAACAAAGAGCAATCAAGTCGAACGTAGATTAGGTAAAATTTTTTACGCTCTTACGCAAAAAGGTTATAAAATACATTACAACGATAAAAAATACCAAGAAGAAAAAAACGATGTTGCCACTTGTGGTAGATTTTGTAGACTATTTTTAACAGAATGTATAGATGATAATGTTGATCCATACATCAAAATGAAGAGAATCCTTAAATTCTACAAAGTAAAAGGAGAAAAATTTTATGATAATGCAATAGTTAGACACGATAAAGTAGTATATGGCGAGTGATATTAAATTCCACTTTTTCGTTTCCTAGTGGCACTGGTGCGGTGAGTGAGGGTATGTGGCCTATTTGGCTCTAGATTTTAATAGGACTTCAACACGATGGGAATTTCCTCCTGTTTCTACTTTTCTTGCTATAATTTTTGAAATCAAAACTGACCACATACCTCACTCACTACACCAGTGCCACCAGGAAACGAAAAAAAGCAGAATTTAGAACTTAATACAACAAGATAATAAATAATTTTTTTTTTCTGTTTACAAAATATGGAAAGTTTAAATAAAGAGTTCGTTTTAGATCCTAGAATTAATCCAGTAGAACCATCTTATATTATAACAAGGGGAAGTCAAAAGCAAACTTTTGTAAATTATCCTTCTCAAGCATATTCTGAATCTAATATCCAAATACAAGCCTTACCTCCTTCACCAGGAACTTATCTTGATAGAAAAGCCTTAGTCAGTTTAGCAGCTGAATGGACCCTTACTGCTGCTAATCCTGCAAATACTATCTTTCCTCCAGGAGCTACTTTTTCTGACTTAGGTGTCGGTGGTTTACGTTATATGCCTTTGAATAACATTGCTCAAAATTTCCAAATTCAAATGAACGGCAACTCTTGGTCTTATAATTGTCAAGAAATTTTTGCTCCAATGTCACAATATGATACGCCTACTGATCCATTAGAAAGTCTTTATTGGTCTTATGGTCCTTCTATGAAAACCCCGTCTCAAACATATGCTCAATCATATGGTACTCCTAGAAGTCCTTTTGCGCCAAGATGGACTAATACAGATCAAGATTCAAATTCCATCAACTTTGAAATAGTATCCAATGTGCCAGGTACAGCAGTAATTAGATGCAGATGGACAGAACCTATCTTATATCCTCTATTCATCAGTGGTATCCTTGAACATGAAGGTTTAATTGGTTTAAATAGTGCTATTATCTTGACTTGGACATTACCAGGCTTAGCAAGAATGTTAGGTTACGATCAAATTAATGGAGAACCTCTCAGCAATATAGTTGGTACATGGTTAGAACCCCCAACATTGAGACTCCAATGGTTAACATCAGATTTTTCTTCTGTAGCTTCTTCATTAACTTCTCGCTTAGCATACAAATATCCTTTCACTAATATTACTCCATTTACAAGTCCACCTGTTTTAGTTAATGCTGGTTCCAGTGTTTTCATATCTGCACCAAATATTCAACTTACAGGTATACCACATTGCATGTATGTGTATGCCAGAGAAATCCTTCAAGATAGAACTCCTTATGATGCTGACTCTTTTGCTAGAATCAATTCATCGCAAATAATTTTTGATAATCAAAGTGGTATCCTTGCCAATGCTAGCGCCGAACATTTATATGCTATTTCCGTACAAAATGGTCTCAAAGTACGTTACAATGACTGGATAACAGGCGTTGGTAGTGTTCTTAAATTACAATACGATAAAGATATCCCTCTTGCTTTTGGAAAGGCTGTTGGTGTTCCTGGTACATTCCAACTTAACGTTAGTTTAAATATTACCAATATTAATCCAGATCCTATTAATTACTCTTTGTATGTTATAGTATGTTATGAAGGTATTGCTACCATAATGGATGGTGCCTTAGTCACTAACATTAATTTAGTATCAGAAGCTGATGTCATTGCTGACAGTGCTTCTGCTGATAGACAATCATTATCTATTGCTGAAAGATCTAATACAGAAATTATGGATGGTGGTTCTATCTTATCAAAAACATCCAATTTTATTAAAAGGGGCAATAAATTTTACAAGGACCACAAAGAAACCATCCATAGAATCTTGCAAGTTGGTAAAACAATAGGTCTAGTAGCTGCTGATGTGTTACCTGCGTTATTAGGTGCTGGTATGGATTATGACCAAGCCAAAGAAGCTCTATTGAAATATGGTTATTCTCATAATGGTCGTGGATTAACCGGTGGTGGTCTAACTGGTGGTAAATTGATCAGCCATAATATGGACTTAATTACAGGTAATCCTTCCCATCAAAAACCACATCTCAAGCTTAGAAATTTTTAAATAAGTGACTTCCCCCCTATCATAGTTTACCATCATAGTTAAATATATAATAATTATATTATTATGTAAAAAATATTAATGACCATTATAACAATCATTCCAAAACTAGCTCTTATGTTCATTAGAACAACCTTGAGCGTATTACGTTGGTATAGCACACATCCAAGGTTGGTTAAAGTCTGTTCTAAATTATTATCATTCTTTAAGCGTATTACTCATGCGAATACGTCAATATTTAAGAGATTTTTAATCTTTGTTGGAAGTTGGCGTAGTATACCTGAATTTTGGTATAAAAAAAATACTAACATCCAAAGCAGAAATTTTTTCGTTGCTGGCTTTTGTATAAACGATAAACCTAATCAACGTTTTTTCTACTAGCATAATTCTTCTTTTTCTGGCGGGTCATTACCAGTCCTTTCAATAATAAAGCTATTTGGCATCTTAGTTCTTATATTACCATTGCTATCTGCGCATGGAACACAACTTCTAACTGAATACGTTACTGCAACAAAAGTCAGTATCAAGAAACAAACAGAACACACAGTAATTGACATTTTTTTTTTAGAACTTTAGAAAAACTTTCAAGAATTTTAATAGTGGTGGAAGTGAAGTGAGTGACCATATGTGACTGTTTTAGATTAAAAAATGATAAATTATAAAATAATATTCTCTTAATTATAAATAAGCAATGACAACAACACTAACAAAAAAACAGACAAAAATACCAGACTTAGATTCTGAGCCATTAGTAAGATCAATTTATAATACGGCATTTGATCATCTTACTAAAACAATAACACCGATAAAAATACTAGACTTTGATTTTGAGCCGTTAGTAAGATCAATTTATGATACGGTATTTAATCATCTTACTGATGAATGCTCAGCATACTGGAAGCAATGGGAAAAAGAAAGAATAATACTAGAAAATTTAGCTAAGGAAGGCGTAGATGTAAGTAGAGAATATGAACGTGCACCCAATGGAGATAGTTTACTAGACTATATACAATTTGCACGAAAAGATATTTTTTACGATCAACAATTATTTGATCTTCATGATGATGAATTATTCAAGGTCGTTTGTTTTTATATTATAGAAAAAATAGACCAGTTAGAAAATTGTAAGTATACAAAAAGAGCTGTAGTTAATAAAAGTGAAATGTGTTGTAATATGATTACATATAACTACATTGATCCCAACTGCCCAGATATACCTTTAGTATTATTTGAGATGCCAAATATACAAGCATTTGACGAGCTAAATGAGCCTGTATCTGCTCTGTATAAGGTTGAAAATTTTAATGCAATTAAGCTAATAATTAAGGGTGCGATCGATGAAATTATTGAAAACTTAAAAAAAGACAAGTATAAGTCTAAACTAAAGTCAGCAAGAAATATTTAATTAATAGTCCTCGCGGATTTAGTGTTATTTGTAGCATATTTTAATTTTTCTTTATATCTAACAAATATTAGATAATGCAGACTATGTAAAATGTGTCGAACACTATCTTTAGATGGTTGTTTTTTGTTGTCAGCATCCAAACAGTAATAACCTAGCATATCTACTTCCTGTAGGTCCAGTAACACCAGCAGGACCTGTAGGACCTGTTATTCCTGGTGCTATTACTCCATGATAATATATATCTCCATCAACATATAAATCACCAACTCTAACATCTGTTTTTGG